GTAGTTGTTGACCCACCAATGATGCTTCCAAGAAGACCCGGAGTTGTCGTTGTCGTTGTTGTGCCGGGAGGAACTTCAGCAGTTGTATCTGTCATTCCTTTATGATGAGAACGCGACATTTGCTGTGCCCGACATAATGCGGAGGTAGTTGACTGACTCTACATATATGGTGGACGTATACGTGTACGGATAGGGCGAACCCGTTACTGTTTGGTAGATAGCCTGCACAAAAGGTGCGTCCGCTGCACTCGGCACTGCCGGAGCCAATGTTGGAATAGGATTCAAGAGAGTACTCTTCCACACGCAGAGTTCTTGTTTTATATAGCTCTGTGACGTATCATTCACACCGCACGGTGATGTTCCATAGACTTCGGTTGAGGGAACAAGCAGCTGGGAACGCAAGATTGTCTTATTGAACATCGATCCGTTTGCAGATCCAGACGGCTGACTTGATCCATGGTCGAGTGCAAATGAATATGTGTAGAGTCCCGGAACCTTTGATGTCGAACCCTTGTGATGGCGATAGTGCTGTAATTGCGAGAAGAAGGACGAGGGTTTTTCCTTGAATCGCTCCTTTCCATCAAATTCAAAGTATGCTTGTTGCAGAATATCACGGGATGCACGTGCTAATGACTGTTTGTATCCAGACGAATAGAGTTCGATTTCGGCATTTCCTTCTGCAATAAACGGTGGAACCGCAGGATCTTCCCAATTTGTATAATTGTCCCAGTCGTTGAGTGCTCTGCGATCGGATCTCTGGTATGCAAAGACAATGCGAGTACATAGATTGAACATTGGTATCTGCAGATGCGACGTTCCTGTCTGCCCCTCTTTTACATTGTGTCTGACCTCATGAATGAGGAATCCGTGGTCACTTGCCGCCATCTGAGATCGCTCGCCATCGGATAAGAAGATATAGTTGGCTTCAACATACGGATTGAGTGCCCACGTTGTTAACGTCGGGTTGCTAGGTGTTCCATCGATATTCGGAACACTGAGGAAATTCGAGATGTTTTGCAGAGTGTGGCCGGGACTAGGAGCAATACGCTGGCCAGCCGTTGGACTTGTCGGATCCACGTCAATGATTGTGAACAGCTGATAGATATTACGAAATGTAACTACGATTTCAACCTCTGAATACTGCAAAGCAACAAGTGGAATCGCCTTTCCGATGTCCTCGCAGAACCAAAAGTGAAGAGGAATCAGAAGCTGGCGACCGGGGATAGATGGCTGCGGAATAACTGTACCCGATGCAGTGAATACAACCGCCTTCACAATGGCGTTCGGATAGTTGCCGCTTCTACCTGAACCATTGGCCGGGTCGTAGACTTCGGGAACATGACCAACCATCGTATCCACTGTCGCCTTCTTATTTGCATCGTGTTGCGTATAGGAGTACAACTTCATCCATTCTCCGGTATGCTCGACAATCTTAGATCCGTTAATCAGAACGGCAACGCTCTCGATCATGTTGTATCCGAGATTAGGAATCCATTGAAACAAAAAGGGAGTTGCATTACCTGTTATTGAGGTTGGGTCATTTCCAGTGACACGAAGTGGCGACCAAATATCCGGAATGTTCACGGAAATATAACAATCGTGAAGCATATCTGCATTTCGGTCAATTTTACAGCGAAGTGTTTTCTGATTCGTCGGAGGGAGATTCGTATCGATTCCCTTAAATGGTAACTGAAAATGCTCCATCGCAAAGTTCGTGTGTTTGCGATAGAGTGATTTGAAATGGCTGAATGTTGGGTTTCCAGAAGTAAGTTGATTCTGGGCACCTACGCCAACAAGTTGCATTAGACCACCGGGCATTTGTCTTCTTGCTTTTAGAACCTTAAAATGTGTGGGCAGAAATAAGGATGATGACACTCAAGGTTGTTTTGGTGGTTCTATGTCTTATTGTACTTCTACAAGTCTATATGAGCTTGCGGTACAATTACGACTGGTTAGGCGGGACAATACGAAAGGCTATGCACAGACAGCATCCGGAGGGACGGTCGGTAACAGATGACTATCCGATACCGGCGATTCCTTATTTAGATCGCTTTGGAGATTATACAAAAGTACCGAGAATGAAGCATAATGATTATTAAGGTCTGAGTTGGAGTGACTGGATCGTAGGTCCTTGTGCAGGGACGGGTAACACTACACGGATAACATAGGATGTGCAGCATCCAGGATAGGGCAGAGGTGTCGCAGGATCTACCATTCCAAGACCGGGGTTGCGGACAATCGTTTTGTTTGCAGCAACTGTTGAAAGAACCAAGTTCGAGTAAATCTGTCTCTTGTTCTTATACGCATTCGTATCTGCAAAAAAGGATTGTCCAACAAGCATCCGCTTCCTAGCAGTGAGTACATCACTTGCAGATACGATGTTTGATGAAGAAAACCGCGTCTGTGCGGGTGTGGGGTATCCTGAAGACGTTGACATTACTTTAGCCAGAGATTATTTACGCAGAGTTTGCGGATAGGAAGAAAGATGCCGACCCGTTTCCTCTTGGTATCGACACATACCGAGCAAATGACGGGATACTCGAAGGTCTCCTATAATCTTCTAAAGCAGATTGGAAGTCTTTCGCCGCTTGTCAAGACATTCCATTTTGGATTTCAGAAGAGCGTCGCTAAGGCACCAAAGGCCATTCGCCCTCTTCCTGAAGGAATCGTGCAGTATGATGCGGCACTGAACGAGGATCCTCGTGAGGAGGGGTTTGGATTCAACAAGTTCAAGGAATATGTTGATACGGTTAGTCCCGATATTATCATGATTTACAATGATGCACTCGTCGTCAACCGCTTCCTTGAGTCCCTGAAGCTGAAGGAGGATTCTCCCAAGCCTCCGTTTAAGATCTGGGTCTACCTGGACCAGGTCTACAAGAATGCTGCACCTGCACTGATCCATAATATCGAGAAGCACGCGGACCACATCTTTACGTTTACTGAAAATTGGAAGAAGCACCTCCTGACAATTCTGGAGAATCCTGAGGAAGCCAAGGTTGACTCATTCGAGCACGGCATCGACAAGATGATCTTCAAGCCCCTGTCGTCTCAGGAACGTGGTGCGATTCGCTCGGGAATGGGCATTCCTCTAAATGCAAAGGTATTTCTTAACGTGAATCGGAACAGTGAGCGGAAGCGGCTAGATCTTTCGCTGATGGCTTTTGTCGAGCTCATGGCACGGCACCCCGATGATCCGTACAATGCTGTGTTCGTGACAACGGCACGCCCCGAAGCCGGCGGTCATTATGACATCCAGGGAATGTATGTGAATGAGCTCAAGATGCGGGGCATGGATGTTGAGAAGTATATCAAGCGCGTAACTGTGATCGACAATGGTCCTCCGAACATCCTATCGGATGAGTCAATCAACCACATCTACAATGCATGCGACTATGGCGTGAATACGTCGAACGGCGAGGGATTTGGACTGTGTCAGCTAGAACACCTTGCAACAGGTGCCATCCAGATTGTAGTGGATGTTGGAGATTATCGTGCGTTTATGGATGAGACGTGTGCTGTCTTTGTCCCTCCTAGTCAGCGTGCATATCTTCCGTGCAGATTCGGTCTCGGTCTGTGTGCAGAGACGTGCACTGTGTCTGAGTTCGCAGATGGAATGGAGAAGGCTATGACGCTCAACAACTCAAAGTGTGCAGACAAGGTATCGAAGCGGACGTGGTCGAAGGTCTGCGATCCTTTCCTGGAGATGGTGGCTCAGTCGTACGTAAAGAACTGAATACGATCACCCATCAATGTTCCTATCTTGAGTAACCGCTGAACATCCAATTCGAATGCAGGAAGATCAAACACATCTTTCGTGTCCTTATCGATCAAGAAATTGAAATCACGAATCTTTACCTTTTGCAGTTTACGGGATCTGCTAGTCATATTTCTCATATAATTCTCGTCTGGTTCATCATCCTTAATTGATGGATTTGCGGCAAGATCTTCTGACGTTGCACTTGTATCAAAACGCAAACACTGAATAACAGGTTGTTCGCGACTATGTAGTTTCCGATGAACTTCGCAGTCGACGGCCGCCTGTTTTAGCAAAAGACCAATTGCCTTGGCAATACGTTCCTTTTCAAATGCAATCTCAAACAGGAATTCATCGCTAGACATGAATGTTTCAGGTGCACGTACCTTTTGATCGACTTGATCATAACGTTTCGGAAGGGTGTCGTTTCTCCGAATGGGAACAATGTTGGGGTATTCCGTCCCCGCCGCCTGATCTGGCGTAAACACACTCATGTAAAATGAGATGCGGATCGTACGCTCTTCCTGGGGAACAGACACCTTTGTTCCGTCAACAAGCTGACGTGTTGCGTGAGAGCAAATACGAATTCCACGACCAATGACTTGATCGTGACGTGCAGGATTCCAGTAGGGTTCGAGAATATGAATATGCCGAGTATTTCTCAAGTTAAGACCTTCGGCTGCAGCAGAGGTTCCCATGAGAATTGTTAGCAATTTCTTACCACCGCGGTCGCGGATACTCTTGCGAATACTGTCCGAGTGATTCATATATTCGTTGCTGATGGCCTCATAATCCTCATTGAAAATGTGTCGCATAAGATCGCGTGTTTCTGCTTGCGAGCCGGTATAGTATGCAAACGCAGGCTTTGTCGGATCCATCGACGGATCTTCGCGATAGACTCCATCTTCCTTGATGAGTTTGTATTCCTGCATCCCGTTTGCGGCCAAGATTGCACCGAACACACCGAGTCCTTCTAAAGATTCAAACTGAGAATATACGAACTGATTACGGAATCCAGATTCGATGGTTCCAACACTTTCCTTGATGTTCCGAAGGGCCTTGAGTAATTTGGGGGAATACGTTGCAAGACCGGCTTCAGATAAGAATCTGTCCGGATTTTCAACAAGCTTTTGTAGAATGAACGGTTTCGGATCAACCTTGTCTTCGTCCACATCTGGATCCCCTGTACGTACTTCGGCAGGAATCGCATAGTTGCAAACCAGACGGCTCATCATGCGATACGACGAAAAGTTCTCATCAAGTGCTTCGGGTCCCTTCTGTGCCTTCTTGGATTCACGTTTGATTTCATCCCAGCGAACATCGAGATAGCGGGTAAATTGTTCACTGGACATCGGAACTTGTTCCAGAATCTTGTCATCGTCAACACGTCTTGGAATCATCCGCTCATCTGCACCCTTGAAGTATGAAACCAGTCCCTGGATTCTGCGTTGGAACAGAAGGGGGTTTTTGATGTTCAGGCCATCTAGGAACATCGATGCAAATTCTTCAAGTTTCGTAGGAAGAGGCTCCAATGGTTCAGTTGATATATTTCCGAATGCAGCTCCCTTGAAATCAGTTACAAATTTGTCCTTGAGTGCATCGAACCATTCTGTCGGCGTTGTAACAG